AACTGTTACTCGTACAGGCGGTACAGTCCAGACTGCCAGCGATGCTGCCTCTATTGCTAAATACTTTACCCACAGCTATAACCAATCTGGTCTCCTCATGCAGACCAATGCAGAAGCTCTAGATTACGCACAGGCTTTTATTGCATCTCGTAAAGAGACTTCAACCCGCGTGGATGAACTGACCCTAAATCTTCAGCAGGATAACTACACGGCTGGCACTGTTGCAGCTCTGACAATGGATTTCTTTACTCCAGTCAGTATTACTACGACTCAACCTAACAGCACTACTTTATCTAAGACAGTGCAGGTCTTTAATGTTGCCCACTCAATCACGCCTAATTCGTGGAAAGTGCGCTTCGGCACAGCAGAGCCGATCATCGATGGATTCATCTTAAATTCATCATTATATGGCATACTAGACACTAGTGTTCTAAGTTATTAAGGAGTATAAATGGCAGCAGGATTAGGATTTAAGACTTTCACTACAGGTGAGGTTTTAAGCGCAACGGATGTAAATGGCTATCTCATGCAAGGCATTCTTGTCTTTGCATCGGCAGCAGCTAGAGATGCGGCTATAACTGCACCTGCTGAAGGCCAATTTGCTTACCTAAAGGACACTAACGTAACTACTTATTATACTGGCAGTGCTTGGGCGAATGTAGACACTACTGGCATGACTAACCCAATGACTACCACAGGTGACATGATCTATTCATCAAGTGGATCTACACCTGCGCGACTAGGTATTGGTTCAACTGGTCAAGTCCTTACTGTAGCTGGTGGCGTTCCAACTTGGGCGGCTGGTGGCTCTCCTGCAACAACTTTGACTTTAATCAACACAGGCGGAACAACCCCATCTGGTTCAACTACGACAATTTCAAGTTTATCAGGTTACAACAGACTCATGATCGTTTTATCTGGAATTAAAATAAATAGCGATCCTGCTCAATTTTCTATGAGAGTTAATGCAGACACTAACAATAAGTATAGTGAACACATTTCAGACCATGTTAATTCAGCCAGTTATGATGCTAATGTTCACACCATTTTACAAACAGGATTAAATGGAACATCTTCGTTAAATCTTGGATACATAAATGCAGCAGCTGATGTTATGTCTGGAATTATAACAATAGAGGCTGCAAACTCCACAACTGACAAAATAATAACAAGAATTGTTGGTGTTACTGGTAATACATCAGGAAACCGCAGAAAATACGGAGCTTCAATTTATACAGGAACATCAGTTATTTCGTCAGTTTCTTTTATTACTTCAACTGGTAGTTGGAGCGCTGGAACAATCTATGTGTATGGGAGTAACTAAATGGAATATACAGAAGTAATTACAGATGCTTTAACTGGTGAAGTAATTGTTAGAGAGTTTACTAAATCAGAAATTGCAGAATTAGAAAAAATACAGGCCGAACAAAATGCTCAAATAGCTGCAGAGGCAGCAAAAGCTGAAGCAAAGGCAACTGCTCGTAAAGCAATTCTTGATCGCTTAGGTTTAACAGCCGATGAAGCGGCAATCCTACTTGGATGAAACCTAAGTTAAGTCACGCAGCGATTCAGTTACGAGAGCAGATAGATGACTCGTTCCCAGATCGTGACCGCACATCGGATGGTTGGATCGGTAATACCAGACACGCTGCTCGCAAGTCTGATCATAATCCAGATGAGCAGGGCTGGGTTCGTGCCATCGATGTCGATCGTGACTTATTCAAGGGATCAAAGCCAGACATTATGGGCGATCTTGCAGATCAGCTTCGTGCCTTATCAAAGTCAAAAGCAGACAATCGTATTGCTTACATCATCTTTGATGGACACATTTGCTCCAAGACCCTTAACTGGAAGTGGCGCAAGTACACAGGGGCTAACAAACACACTAAGCACATGCATGTCAGCTTTAAGAAAGAGGCTGACAATGATGGGGCTTTTTTTCAAGTATTTATGTTAGGCGGACAATAATGAACATGAAGCATCCAGTAGTCATCGCAGTCGGAGCCTTCCTTGCAGTATGGGGAACGACATCTAACTTCTCTCTCGACTATCGCCACATTCTAGGCGCCATCGTTGCAGGAGTATTCGGGTATGCGAGTCCTAAAAAGTGAGCCAAACAGATTTCTTTAGCCTTTACATCAGCACCTTGCTAATCATTGGTGGGCTTGCAGGGTATGTCATTACTCATCTGCTTTCAGAGATTAAGCGACTAAATCAGCGTGTCGATGAGATCTACAACATACTTTTAGAGAGATAATTTTGTCATGGCAAGAAAAGCAACTAAGAATCTAGTTGAGCAAGATTACTCAGCTCTTGATGCTTACTGCATTGGGATGTATGAGTTCGCTCAATCTCTAAAGCGTGCAGGCTTTGATGAAGAAACTGTGCTTGGCATTATCGTAGAGCGATCAGCGTATCCTGCATGGATTTTGCCTGATCCGATAGAGCCAGAACGCTTTGGTGACTATGAAGATGAGGATGACGATTAAGCGAATTGTGGTCGTGTCCGATCTTCAAGTGCCTTACCATGATCGGGTTGCAACTCGTAACTTAGCTAGTTTCATCACAAAGTTTAAGCCAGACCAAGTAGTAACCATTGGCGATGAGATCGACCTTCCCCAGATAAGCAAGTGGGAAGAGGGTCGCATGGGTAGTTATGCCCAGACCCTAGATGATGATCGTAACGAGGCTGTGCAGCTCCTCTGGGATCTAGGGGTTACAGATTGCATCCGTAGCAATCACACAGATCGTCTGTATAACATCATTATGGCTAAGGTGCCTGCCTTTGGTGCATTGCCAGAACTACGCTTTGAGAAGTTTATGAAGTTCGATGAACTAGGCATTACCTTTCACAAGAACCCTATGGCTATCGCGCCTAACTGGATTGCAGTGCATGGAGATCACACACCCATCAAGCCACAAGGGGGCTTATCAGCCCTAGAAGCGGCTCGTAGGCATGGAAAGAATGTCATCTCAGGTCATACCCACAGAGCAGGCAGATCAGCCTTCTCAGAGGCCTCTGGTGGCCGTATAGGGCGTGTTCTGCATGGTGTTGAAATAGGTAATCTCATGGACTTTAAGCAAGCTGCTTACACAAAGGGCGTGGCTAATTGGCAGCAAGCCTTCGCCATTATGTATGTGCATGGATCTAAGGTGCAGGTGGATCTTATTAACATTGAGAAGGATGGCACATTTATTGTGTCTGGAAAGTCATACGGCAGACCGAGATAATCGTTATCGTTTCGTTACCTAAATGTGTTAGACATTGTCAGATAGGCATGAGACGCTAAGTTTGTAAGCCAGACGAGGGCTCTGGATGCAGATGGGTACACAATGATCAACTCAGTAGTAATTATAGGGATGATTGGATTGCTTTTGATTTCCAATGTCTTATGGTATTCACACGGCTTCAAGGATGGTCGTAGAGAAGGCTGGCACAAGGCTCGTAATCTAGGCCGCAGCTTGGCCGATAAGTGAGAGCCGATGAAATTTTACTAACAGCCACCGACACAATTAGAGATCGTGGGCTTCAGTATGGACATCCTGCTGATAACTTGCAGCACACAGCAATGCTGATAAGTGCATACTTGCAAACACCAATACACGACTATCAAGTGGCAGGGATCATGGTGTTAGTTAAACTGGCTAGAACTAATCAATCAGCACAGCACATCGATAACTGGGTTGATATGGCCTCATATTCCAGCCTAGGAGGCCAACTTGCCACAGAGGAGAACGAGCTTTATGTTTAATTTAGCCGACTATGAACCAGTGGAGGTTCGACTTGAAAAGTTTATTAAGGACTACCCTTCGTTTCGCATTGCAACTGAGTTGGAAGTGGTCGAGGCTTCTCGATACATTGTTAAAGCGTACCTATACAAAGATGCTAGCGATGGCGTTGCTTGGGCGACAGGGTACGCTGAAGAGACGGTGTCTAGTAGAGGTGTCAATCAGACTTCAGCATTGGAGAATTGTGAGACTTCGGCAATCGGCAGAGCACTTGCAAATGCAGGTTATGCTCCTAAGGGAAAAAGACCTAGCCGCGAAGAGATGAGCAAGGTTGTAGCACAAAAGCCTGTCAAGCCTGCTGTTGCAGATGTGCAGGACTATTGGACTACACCTGTCAATGAATACATGAAGGTAGTAGATGCTCCAGTAACGCTAGACAGAGCTTTAGATCTAGTGCAAAACATAGTAGGCACAGGTGAGGCACAAGAAGCACCACAATGCAAGCATGGACACATGAAATGGCGTGAAGGTGAAAAAAATGGCAGGGCATGGGGTGGCTATCAGTGCATGCAAATGAACGTTGGTGGCATTAAATCTGATTGTTCACCTATCTGGTACAACATAGGCAGTGATGGTAAATGGCATCCTCAGAAAGCGAGAGTATAATGGGTTATGTAGAAGTCTATAACATTGACAAAGATGGCGAATGGACGGATCTAAATGACATTCCATTCATAACTACAGTTAATTGTCAGCTATGCAATGAGCCAACAGAGGCACATGACATCATCGTCACAGCTAGAATTGTCGATGGTGAAGTGGTAGCAGGTACTTGGCAGTGTCGTAAATGCAACACAGTTAATGGCTAGTCAAGCAAGGAAACATAGAGGTTTCCGCACAGAACGCGTAGTAGCCGAGTACCTATCGACTTGGTGGACAGGCGCGTGTGTGGGAAGGGGTAGTGGCAAGGATGTTATCAATGTGCCATTCGATGTTGAGGTCAAAGCTCGCGCTGGATTTCAACCGCTTGCATACTTGAAGCAACTAAAGGCTCGGACATCTATTTCGGGGGAATTAGGATTCGGAGTCATACGGCTAAACGGACAAGGAGAAGATGCAGCGGAGTATGCCTGCATTATCCGACTAGCTGAT